ACGGGCAACCCCCACAGTATGATCTCGTGTTACAGCAGACGTTAGCGAACATTCTCGTAAGGCACGGTGGCGCACCCACCCCTGTAAGGATCATCGTGCAGGAGATGACTATGCCATGAAAGATCACGTGTGTGACCTGCACTACAGAGGCGTGAGAGAGAACGCCGGGAAAGCCTATGATGTGTTCGTCTGCGTGATCTGTGGTCGTGAAGAATGGCGAGCGTATACCGGATGTTACGACACGATAGAAGGGAGGGAGTGAAAGAATGGCGTTCAACAGCTTTACTTACACAATTGTTCAAGACACGGACCAGATCGTGATACCTGAAGAGCCGAGCCACACTGTAATTAATGAAATTATGGACCTGGAACGCCGGATAGTATTCATGGAGAAACAGATCCAGCAGCTAAAACACCGGATCGCAGAACTGGAATTAAGAGGGGTATGAGTATGGCAGGCCGTCCTTCAAAATACGATCCTGACAGACACCCGATATGGGCGGAAGGGCTGGCGAAGCTTGGAAAAACAGACGAAGAGATATCAACGGCGTTCGGCATTTCCCGGTCAACGCTTCTCGAATGGAAAAAGAGCCACCCTGAATTATCGGTCGCCCTAAAGATAGGCAAATCGGAGGCTGATACTGCCGTTGAGAATAGCCTGTTCAAACGTGCTATGGGATACACATACGAAGAACTGAAGATCGTCAACGATGGTGAACGGGTAGAAAAGACTGTCAAACAAGTTGCACCGGACACCACCGCCCAGATATTCTGGTTGAAGAACAGGAAACCGGAAGAATGGCGCGATAAAGTCCACCAGGAAGTCACCGGCAAGGACGGCGGGCCGATTGAGAGTGTCGTGATCTATATCCCCGACAACAACCGCGATCCCCAGCCAACCAAGAAAGAACCATGATCCAAAAGAACGAGAAAACCCCGATCAAAAAAGAGATCCGGCCTCAGTCCGGCCCCCAAGAGAGGTTCTTATCTTCACCTGCCGACATAGTAATCTATGGTGGCGCTGCAGGCGGCGGTAAGACGTTCGGCCTGCTCATGGACCCGTTACGCCACATTAAGACAGTGAAAGGATTTGGTGCGGTAATATTCAGGCGTGAGACCCCACAGATCACCAACGAGGGCGGGTTATTAGACGAGAGTAAAGAGATCTATTACTCTCAAGGCGGTCAGTTGCGGGAATCACCGAAAATTGAGTGGTCGTTCCCACCATACAGGAACAAGATCCATTTCGATCACCTGCAATATGATAAAACCGTCAACTCTTACGACGGCGCCCAGATCTGCTTAATCGGGTTTGACCAGTTGGAACACTTCAGTGAACACCAGTTTTTCTATTTGCTGTCACGTAACCGATCAACCTGTGGTATCAGACCGTATATCCGGGCAACCGCCAACCCGGACGCCGATTCATGGTTAGCCAGGTTCATATCATGGTGGATCGACCAGGACACAGGATACCCGATTGAAGAACGGGGTGGAGTCCTGCGATGGTTCGTCCGTGACGGCGGGCAGATCGTTTGGGGCGACTCGAAAGACGACCTGGAACGCGAATATAACGTATCCGCAAAGTCCGTGACGTTTATCCCGGCGAAACTGTCAGACAACCCGATACTTGAACAGGTCAACCCTGAGTATAGGGGCAACCTCCAGGCCCTTTCGTATGTCGAACAGGAACGGCTCCTGCATGGCAACTGGAAGATCAAGGCTGAAGGCGGGACGGTCTTCAAACGGGAATGGTTTGATATCGTCATTGCCGCACCAGCATCAGATAACGTAGTGCGGTTCTGGGACATGTCGGCAACGAAGAAGAGCCGAAGAGGACACGACCCTGATTACACGGTCGGGGTGAAGATGTCAGAAACCGGCGGCCTTTATTACGTTCTTGACGTCTTCAGAATCCGCGATAATCCGGGCGCAATAGAAGAAGCACGAGCGACGATCACGAACCAGGACGGCCCAACAGTTAAGGTCCGTGAAGAGCAGGAAGGCGGTGCGAGCGGCAAGACGGTGATCTACCAGGCCGCCCGGGACCAGTTCAGAGGATATGATTATAAGGGCGTCCCCGCCACGGGGTCGAAGGAAGCCCGGGCGAAACCCCTCTCCGCCGCAGCCTATAACCGGTTAGTGAAAGTAGTCCGGGCACCGTGGAACGATGTATTCTTCGCAGAACTGGAGGCATTCCCGGACGGCAAGCACGACGATATTGTTGATGGCGCTTCCGGAGCATTCAACGAGCTTGTCGCTGGTTTTCGCGGTGACGTTGCGAGTATCGACCAGTCAACCGCCACCTCGTCAATACCCGGGCTGGGCTCCTCGGCAGGTATCGACACGGTAAGGAACAGAATACTGAACAGGAGATGAGAGTGAGATCATGGCTACTACGAAAGCACAAAAACAACTGAAGAAAGACCTCCAGTTGGAGGAGGGGTCGGTTTACGTGTCGTCCTGGGGGAGAGTCTATTCCAGCCCGACAGTTACCGCCGACCTGATAAGCGAAGTGGAATCGAACGTCTATCTGGCGGGTGCGCTTGACAAACAGCAGAGGACGGTGTTCAAGGACAGGAAAGATTTCGCTGTCCATATCATCGACGCGGACACCGACGAACCCGACCAGGACGCCTCGAAAGACATCATGTGGATGGTGAAGAAACCGGACGTCCGACTGTGGATGAAGATGCAGGCCGCGTGGCGTGAAAGTGCTACCTGGGGACCTGCACTGTTCAACCCCGTCTGGGGTTACGACGGTGCGGAATACGTATTGAAGAGTCTCCGGTTGTTACCCTCCGCGACGTTCCGGCGGGCGGGGTCAGGCACATCCCGGATCCAGAACCCGATACTCCCGGGCATCTGCCTGAACGCCGACAACGAGATCGAGTTCTGGCAGTTACAGTCGGATCTCGCGGTGAAACAACTTCAGAACGTGGTGATGATGACCGATCCGGTGCGGTCAGGGCTCGGCGGGAGACCACTGATTCAACCGGTGGTCCCGATCATCTCGATGCTCGACTTCTCATGGGTAGGGCTGATGCAACAGAACAACCTGCTCGGTGCAGGCGGGCTGTTCGTGATCGAGGTCACCAACCCGAAAGGCGATGATGTCAATTACGCCCAGAACATCGTCAACAATATCGGGCGAGGTGTAGCGTTCCAGACACGGCAGAACATGAAGATCGTGAACCTGGGTATCACGTCGACGAACGTCGCCATCGACACGATCAACCTGCTTGACAAACTGATCACGAACTACTTCTCGCCGGCATCTTCAATATCAAAAGACGGCACACTGATTGGCGGGTCGGCAGGCCCGGAATACGACCTGTATATGAGTTACATCCTCGGTCAGCAGGCGTGGGTGGAGGATGCGTTTGAACAACTGCTCCAACCATACCTCGACGAGAATGGATATACCAACCATTCGATACAGATCGACATCCCCGCACCGCAGGTTGATAAATCCGAGTTCTGGCTGAAACTGGTTGACGAAGGCCACAAGACGCAGAGCATCTCGCTCAACGAACGGCGAGCGATCCTCACGTGGGCGGGTGCGGAACTTGAAGAGCTTGACGACGAGGGCGTCCAGAAACTCCAGGACGAGTATTCCAAGAGCACCCCTGCATCTGCAGGGTTCGGGCTCCAGCAGGCGAAAGTCATGACGGAGATCGCGAAGATCGATCCCGGGGACCCCTATGCGTTCATCAGTAAGGGCAGCCAGCGGAAGTTCTACCAGGCGACGCTCGGTATCCAGGACGGGGAGGCATGACCGCCACCCGACCGACATTTCTCCACGTTTCGAAAGGCCAACCGGCAAAAACGAAGAGGTTACCATTTCGCCCGCTGTCAAAAGACCGGCAGAAAGATCCGGCGTCCGCGAAACCACTTGAAGAACGATACCAGAAAAAGATTGAAAAGTTTTTACGCGAGTTCGTGAAGACCACCCGGGACGAGATATTCGAGAAGTATGGATCGGCGTTCGTCCATACCGCCATCCCCGCAGGGATATCACCGAAGATGATCACCGAAGCTACGGGGATGGCTGCACAGACCGCGCTCGCGGTATACGGTGTAGAACTTGTCAAAGAGATGGTAGAGGAGGCATACGAGTATGGATCCGATTACGCCGGAACCTCGCTGGCACGTGCAGGAGCCGCAACCGGAGTAACCGGATTGTTACCTACTGACATTTACGCGCTCGAATGGTTAGCCGAACGGAACCTGACCGCTCTTACAGGCATCACTGAAAAGATAGCAGACGATATAACCCGGATCGTCGGTGACGGGATCATGCAGGGGTTAAGCGCGAGAGAAGTGTCAAACAACATTGACGCGGTGGCTGACCTTGTAGAAGGCCGGGCGCGAACCATCTCGCGGACCGAGACGATGTATGCACTCAACCAGGGCGCACTCCACCGGTATCATGACGTTGGGGTGACGAAAGTCAGATGGATCACCGCCAGGGACGATCATGTTTGTGACGATTGCGAGGCCCTTGACGGGAAAGAGTTTGATATCGATTCCGTTCCTGACATCCCGCGTCACCCGAACTGTTTACTCCCCGATACATTTTGTGAAGCGCCCGAACTCGTCGCGGCATCTATGGTTTCTTATTCTGGTCCGGTTATCGAACTTGTCCTTTCCCCAGGCAACACTCTCACCGTCACCCCGAATCATATGATACTTACCCCAGATGGTTTTGCCGCTGCGGATCTCCTTAATGAGGGTGATTATATATTCTATTGCCCCCTGCCCGAAAGGAAAATCGCGATTGACCCAGACAATTATAGGAATCCAACCAGAATTGATAATATATTCAATTCGCTTATTGAATCTCGCCGCTGCTCTACCATATCCATGCCAGCCGCCCCCGAAGATCTCCACGGCGACGGGAGGGGATGTTATGGCAACATCAACGTTGTACGGCCCGATGGCTTTTTGGTAGATGATGGAGAACCCCGCATCAACCAGCATCTCACCACAGATTCCTTCAATTCTGGTGGGTTTGACTCTAATCTCTCGCGTGATCGCTCTCTGGCAGAGTTCCTCATGTGTGCGGCGCATGCCACGGACGGCGGCATGAGCGCTCTCCGTGAGTCTGCTCCGTTCTTCAGGACTCGTTTGAGACATACGCAAAAACATAAACTCGGAGCGAGTGCGAGGAGTAATTCCGATCTCTTTCAGCCGTCTGGTTATGAGTGGCCGGGATACATTCAAAGCCTCCGCGATTGCCTTGACAGATTCCCCAGAATCGTATCGCCTGCGAAGATCGTTGAGGTCAATATTGATACGTTTCATGGTAAAGTATATGACCTCCAAACATTATCAACTTTGTTCATTGCCAATTCAGTGATAGTATCGAACTGCCGATGCACAACCGCGCCGGTTGTAATCAAACAAGTCGAACTTGACCTATCGATATAGAAGAGGGATATGGCGTCCGGACAACCGTTCACACCCAGGGAACAGGCACACATAACCAGATATGCGTATAAGAGAAGCTGGGGGCATCTTGCGAAAGACCTCGCGGAACTATATCCAGACGATAACAATGGATACCGGAGCGGCGAAAGTATCAGCCGGTGGTATCGTAACCAGGAGAGACGGAAAACAGAACGAGAGAAAGGGAACAAGGTGATGATCCTGATAGAGAAAGGGACGTTTGATCTGGTCAAGACGTTAGGGTATCGGAAAGAGGACATTGACGGGATACTTTATATGCACCTGCTTGAAATTGTGGATCATGCGGGGGTATTGTTAGCCGAATCATAGGATTGAGAAGAAATGACAGCACCACCAAACTTTCGAGATATAGAAGTTAAATCATGTTACAATTGTGCGCACGTTATAACCGATTACGATTGGGAAGCATGGTGCGGAAAATATAAACGGAAGAGCGGACTTGATAGGAGATATTGTGTAAATTTCGATAGTGTCTGTGACGATTGGGAGGCAAAAGAATGAAACTGTGGTTACTTAAACCAATAAATGAAGATGCCCCGGGCGGGCCGTGGGACCCGTGGTATGATAAGGCATTTGGGTTCGTAGTGAGAGCAGAAACGGAAGATGCAGCCCGACATCTTATTGGAGATTACGCCGTTTCCGGATCTGGTGACGAGGGTATAGAGGCATGGCTCGACCCTGAATTATCAAACTGTATTGAACTTCTACCTGAAGGTGAAGAAGAAATAATCATGCGTGATTTCGCGAGAGCATAATGAGACTCTGGAAATTAGAGATTTTCGAATCGTTCAACTGCCAGGGCAGTGACAACTATCGAAAATACTATGTTATCACTGATTCGCGTGAAGACGCCATAAGAACAGTAGAATCCAAATATTTAAAGATCCGTGACAGAATGGTGACAGCAGGCTGGACAGACGATGATGGAAAGTGGCACCCCGGCGAGAATCTCATTAAAGAGCTTGCACACAGACCGACATTTGATAACACCATTCTCCCTATTTAACCCCCTTCTCTCACAAACCTTTAAATAATATCTATGTTAACACTGTTAACTATAGAGAACCATGATGCAAGTCGTCAGACCGAAGCATGAGCGGCAGGCAACTCTATACTCTCATTACCCTATACCGCGGCCAGGGTATCTTATGGTACCGACTGATCCCGGTTACAGGAGACACGCTCACGCGCCGCCCTGCCTGCGTTGAGATTATAATAGGGTCCGATTGAGATATAAAATAGTTCGACCCATTCGTTTTTATTTCGTTTCTATAAAATCCTGAACTGAAATCGTATATAATATACAAGAATCATAATACTATATGCCTGAC